TTGACGAGGGTTGGAGCAGTTCTAAAGTAATCATACCTTTTCAGCATTTGTCTGAAGGAGACGATGGCTTCACCAGTGAAAACTTTGTTCACTAATGATGTATCCGTCATTCCCAGACCCAATATGTCTGATTCCTTTTGAAAAGGACTGCTCGGTTCGGATGTTTTAAGAGCATCCGGAAACTCTTCTCCTTGTGGTTCAAGACCATCAACCTGAAGGAGGGGTAGCTCCAAGCCTTGTGGTTCTAGGCCTGGACGCAAATTGGTGAAGTAATCATCAGGAACAAAAACTTCAAAATCATCTCCCATACTCACGAATACATTAACAGTAATGTCATTGTTTACGGCTGAGTTGGGAACGGACAATTCGTTTACTACAAACATTCCGACGACTCCGTTACCTTCTTCCTTCGAAGCGTACGTAGTTGTACTGAACATTTGAGTCACTGAATCAAGTCCGGGTCTGTGATGATCGAGTAACGTATAATTTTGACCATTACCGATTTCTATCGTGAAATCACGAGTCTCCGAAATATCGATAACATTGGTGTAATTTGTATTGTACTCATTGGATTTGAGGTAATCTGGATCATAAACGATCTTGATCCTACCTCTATGAAAAGCAGAAGCGACGATTTGAAATCTAAACTTCATCGTCCCTGTCCAGTACTTAAAGGGCAGTGCAGCCATACAGGACGGTGTTAAGTGATACTCTGTTGGAGAGCCTTGTGAATTAAATTGACAAGGATCTACACGAGCATTCCACAACAACGTCTCTGGTGCTGTTCCTACTGCCCAAGTAAACTGGGTGAGGAAAGATTCCCTCGAAGCTATGCTCTTCACTGTGAGCTGATCGGTTTCATCCAAACCGACAACTCGGGGATCGACAGTTAACTCCTGTTTGTTATCAACTGTCAATTTTACTGACTGGTCTTTTGCATTAGTGATAGCCAACGAACCTAAAGGACGGTTTATAAAGTTTTCACTAGATGGATCGACATTCGGTCTTGAATAACCAAACGTTTTAGCAATGCCAGATACAGCATCTGCTGCCATTGAAGTAGCCATTGCAAATGGAGCGATACTAGGAACGCCCGATAATGCTTTAGCAGCTTTGGAGATAGCAGTGGCGGGTCCAGAGATGGGACCCTGTACAGCATCGATTTCGTCACCTTGTGGTGCCAAAGCTCCCGGTTCTACACTAGTTAGAACGGAAAGTTCGACATCCTCTGCCCACGCAAAGGCAGAAATGGTAACTTGATCGGTTGCACCATTGGCATGTTTCAGTGGTGTCAAAGATCGCAAAATTATTTCACCCATCTCTCTCCAATCTTGGTCTACGATATCCAAATAATTCGCATACCAAAAGAAGGGGAGAGTCATCTCACCTCCTTGAGAAAGTGTGGGATCCAAGAAGATCTTTGGTAATTGTGATAAATTCACATTGTCTGAAAAGACGCCTAACCGATTTTGTGTCATTGTATCGTAGGTGTGCAATGGGTGGTAAGCCGCATATGCTCTACCATAATGGAAAGAATTTCCATTTATAACTAACTTAACTTTAAGCTTACACCTTAAAAGTTTATAGTTCGTTATACGATTAATGACTCGGAGATTTTCAAAATATAAGGACCACGGATCGAAAGTGTCGTACAGCGTAGATGCTGTTCCCCACTCTGTCTCGTAGATCTTTATTGGTCTCCGAAAGAAATGTTCTAGGTTTGTATCATTTGTATCCTGTAAGCATCTGGTTGGATCAATAACACTGTGTATATCCAGTGTGTGATCGCCAGCCTGATCGGCAAATTTAACATTTTGATATTTAGTCTCAGTGCTAACTGTGCCCACGCTCATAGAAACGTTATGTTCCACACCTTGAACGGAAAATTGCGAGAACTCCTTCTCTGACTCATTATGGGAGAGCCCACCATCAAAATTGTTGTTATTAAAATTATCAAAATTGCTAGTCCATATTAAAAATAAAATCAAGTTTCTGAACTAAAAACTTGAAGTCTGGGGTCCCGGTGATGATCAATCTCCAGTAAATACCGGTATCCCTTTTGTGGGACGATCACCAAGTTAAAGCGTGTCGTCTTCCTGTAACGGGACAATAGGAAGACAATCCGTAATCGATAACTCGGTGGAGGCTTTGGTTTTGTATGCAGCTACCTCCGCATATTTTAAAGCTGGAAGTCGGTCTTCCACACCATGATCACATGCCCAATCATAGAGCATGTGTTCATAAGATTTACCTTTGAGCTTCATCAAATGGTCAATCTTTTGTTCCTCAGCAACACGCGAAGCTTTAGAACTGAAATCTTCAAAGGCCTCTTTACCATGGTAGAGCATCTCTCTCATACCATTGTCCAAAGCATCGGCCATGATGATTTCATCTGGGACTATTGAAGCCAAACCGATATGCATCGGTTTGAATATCGACTCAATGTCCAAAGCCGCCAGATACAACTGTAAATCTTCATGAAAAATAGATTTCCGTTTAAGATAATCACTACCTTCTACGGTACCATATTCCACGAATTCTGCTTCCTTGTCGGCCATTGTGATTTGAATATCACAAGAAGCCAAAAAATCTCGGAAGGTTACCATGTTGAAATCTGGAAAGTTAGGGTCAACCGTACCCTTTGCGTCATCGCCATATGTTGTCAATGCCATGACCTGAGAAAACGACTCTTCCACGTAAGGATACATCTGAAAGAACCCACAACGATGTAAAAGAGAATTCACAATCGAATTGATGTATACTGTCAAATTTTGTCCAGAAGGGTTAGTTCCCACGTGACATAGCAACTCACCATTGTATGCAATCATACTGTTAGCGACCTCCGTCGCCACACCACGCATGATAGCTAGATCATCTTCAGTGTAATTACCAGAATGCTTTGCAATGTCAATGTACACAGCAAATGCTGCATACACCAATTGACATGGCATTCGAGTGTCATACTTCTTATAATCAATAGCCATACAATTCTTACCTTTTGACGAAACATGTCTATGCAACTCATCCCAGTCCGGGCTGTGCG